ATAGATGAGCTGCATAATACCAGCTCTTGGATTGTCTGGATCGATAACTATATTGTAATATAGTCTACCATCAACATACCAACGACGGAAAATATCTGAGCCAAAGTTTCCAAAGTCAAGGAGCCTCATAACTTCCTTGAACTCATCGCGAATCATTTTCTTGATTTTATCTGGTTGTTGTAATTCATCTAGAACAATCTTAACTGTTTCACCACGAGTATCGTGGACAATTGATTCATTAATAATATCTTCAATTGCAGACTCAATTTCAGGCTGCATTGCCATTGTTCTATATTTGGTAATTAAGTCTACTTCTGAACGATAGGTTCCATCAAGATCGACATAAATGCCATAATGGGAACCAGACTGAATATTGATGGAGCCATCTTCAGTTTGTGGAGTGACGACTGATGGAAGCTGCTCTTGCTCATCAGACTTTTGTGAATTGCGGACTAGTTCAAAGCCGAAGAATTTTAGTGCCATGTTTTCCTCATATCAAAAATGGGGGGAACAAAATAGCTCCCCCCAACAAGTCAATTAAGTGCCAAGAACTTCGCCGAGAGCAGATAACACATTACCAGCTGTGCTATTGTTCTCTGCTGATGTCCAGTACTGATATGCAAAGGTGATTGAGAATTCTTCAATCTGATCGTTTGCACTCCAGTTAACTTCGATTGGTGATACATCTACTGGGAACATTCCAACAAACTTATAAGTCTTTAGAACATCTCCCTTCTTGCCGTATTGAATTACAGTAGCATCAGCGCCATATCCATTGTCAACAGTTCCTGCTGAAGCAGCACGAATGTTAGCAACAGGATCTGATAGACCATTAATCCAACGCTCCATTGAGTTGCGTACTGTAAAATCTTCGTCGTTAATTACGTTGATTGTCCAGTCTGGATATTGTCTATTGCCAGCAACTTTTACTTCACGACCGAAGTAGTATGTTGGTGCAATTCCTACTGTTGATCCAGGTAGCTGAGCAGAGTTACACATGAAGGAGATCTTACGATCTACTCCATTTGTCTTTGCATAACCTGGAACGTTCATACGAACTTCAAACAGATTAGGACGTGCACCGTCACCAATAAGTTGTTGTCTAAATTGATTTACATTAAAAGCCATTTGACTCTCCTAGAGTTCTTAAAGGTATTTATTAGAACTTACCAACAACTTCATCAAACGAAACACCCGTTCTTACAGCAACAAAGTTCAACTGGATATAGTTGATGCTTCTTGCTGGCTTAATGTAAATATCACCGACAAACTCATTGCGATCAATTAAGTCAGGAGTATTGTTTGTTGTGTCGCAAACTACGCGGAAATCATAGATTCCACGACGACCCTGTACAGTTCTTAGGAATGGCTCAACCAAACTTACAAACTGAGCTCTTGTAAACTCATCATTGAACTCGAAGAGGCTTGCCTTAGCAGCACGAGAAATTGCCTTCTCAAGAACAATAAACAAGCGACGTACATTAATACGATCGAAAGCAGAAGTTCTTGATAGCAAGGTCTTGTCACCGAATAGTACAGTACCTTCGCCTGGGAACGCAACAACTGGATTGATACCAGCCTTATATAGGGTGTCGCGATCTGTCTTGCTTGGGTTAAACTTCAACTTGACAACGTTCTTAATTACACCACGTTGATAACCTGCAGGAGAGAACCATGGATCTCTTTGGCTATCAGTGCGAGCGCATAGACCAGCAATGTCACCATTTAGAGGAACCCAACGATACTTGTCGTTGTACTTGTCGTACATGTACTTCCAGCCAGAGTCCATAATTGCATATGAAGAGCTAGCATTCAGAGTTGTATTTCTATAGTTAGTGATATTGCTTAATGTATCAGCCTTATCTAACGGAGGTGATAGTAAAACAACGCAGTCTTTTCTTGATTCAGCAGTTGAAATTAGCGCGGTAGCAATATTAACGTCGCCAGTTCCCTGCATGATTAGAGAAACATCAACATATTCTGGATTAGAGAACTGAGCATAAGCATTTACTACATTAGCTGATGAAACCGTTCCGTCAGCACCAGCAGTGAACGATACTGTAAAGTTATTGCTATTTGCACCAACAGAAGCTCCGCCAAATACTGTATTGTTAGCAGTAGCGCCCCAATTTACAGTATTTGTTGCAACTGCATCATTATTGGTTGGGTGATTCATCCAGTAAACATACTTCGAATTTTTCCACAGAACTTCTTTATAATAGTTGCTTGAACCATCATCTGTTCTAGCATCAGAAGCTTTCGATACAAATGGGAATTTTTCTAGAACAGTTCCTGGAGCTCCACTGATCAAACCATCTTCATCAACAACGATAATGTGCATTTCGTCACCAGAACCGCCACGTGCAGCAACATATGGTGATGTGCTTGGGGCAGAAGGGAAGTTAGATGCATATGCCCAAGGAACGTATGCAGCACCTGTTGCAGTATTGCCGACGAAAGCGTTAGGTGATGGGCAGATAGAAATCCTTAAAGAATTACCTAGAGAACCTGCATAGCGAGCAGCGAACGAAGTGTTGGCGCTTGCTGTTCCAGTATACTCATTAGTAAAATATGTTTCCTCATTTTTAACTAATGTTCCAGTTGCCTGTAATGAATTATTTGCATTAGCAACAGCATTTAGTAGACCTGCTCCGGTTGAACGAACAACTAGGAGATCGCTTGAGTAAGAGAGAAAGCTGGTTGCCGTTAGATATAGAGCAGCTGTGCTATCGTTTGGTGTGTAAAATCTTGAAGCTAATTGAGCTTCGCTTGAAACTGGGGTCAAAAATTCGACTGGTCCCCATCTAAATTCGCCAGCAATAGCGCCAGTTGATGTAGATACTGCGGGAATGCCAGCTGTTAAGTCAATTTCTGAGACGTTAATGCCTGGTGATACTTGAAATGCCATGGTTTTCTCCTAACTATAGGCGGAGGTAATATTCTTTTATATTTATAAAAAGCCCTGTTTCATTAATTATACTTAAAAAAATCGTTGGCATAAGAGTTAAAGTCAGAGTTTGATTCTCCAATGTTTTCCCACATTAAGCCTCCATCTTTAAAGTATTTTTGACCGTTATCGGTCTCAAAGCCAGAACTCATTAAAGGGATTGGAGGTAATTCGTCCTCCATTTGTTGCATCTTCTCGTCATAAAGCTTCTTTCGGATGTCAAAGTTAGTCATATCTCTAAAATAAGGCTGAGTTGTCAACCAAGAGAATAGAACTAGACACATTGCTAAGTCGTCGTGAGATCCTTCCTCGGCTCCATAATACCCACTCGGGAGTAGAACAAAAGTAGAAAGTTCTTCAATAATGTTAAAATCTGGGATTAAAAGTCTTTGATTCTCAATCAAATCTTTAAGGGTATTACATCCCTGACGTTTAACTTTTTTAGTCGTCTTAACGCCTAACTGTTTCGTCTTTCCGAACTGAGAAAGATTAAAACGACCATTCATTCTATACTTTACGTTTCCACTTTCTTCGCCGTGGAACATATTTTCGTATTCTAATTCATTATGCACGACCATAGCGATTTGAGAACCAATATCGTTATTCTCAATTAGCAAATATGCATCGTGGTAGTATCTCGCAGCTTGTACGATGATATTTGGGAACAAGAGCGGAGAAACCACATTACTTCTATATTTAGCCACAACTTTAAATGGTTGGGCAGTAACGTCAACTATCACAAATGCTGAATAGTCTAGACCGACTCCTCGAGCAGTGTCGACAGTAGAGATATAAAAGTGGTTTGGCTCTGGCTCATCATATACGTCTAAGCCTTCCATAATAGAACGCAAAGGTCGACCAAAAACTAGATTTCCTAAAGCACCAGCTGAAATGAGGGTTCCTGCTGAACCGAGGAACGTACATTCCATTTCTTGCAAGAATTTTTGTTCTCCAAGAACACGCTTTTGTTCTAATGCCCACTCTTCAGTTCTTCCCGGAACCTGACGCCAGTTAGCCTCAATTGTATGGAAACCGTTAACTTCTTCCTCGGCTTCTTTCCAGATTCGGTAGAAGTGGTTCATACCATTAGGAGTAGATGAAATTAATACCTTAGAGGTTTTACCAGAAGAAATCGTGGGATAAACTGAGGTAAAGAATTCTTCTGCTACGTTGTTTGGAACGAACGCAAATTCGTCGAGATACAGGAAGTTAATTGAGTAACCACGAGCAGCAGATGATGCAGTAGAGTCAGCTAAAATGCGGCACTTATTTTCTAGTTCGATGTCACCTTTGTTCCAACCACTAACACCTTGCTGTAACCATAGAGGTAAAGACTCATAAGCAAGTTTAATTCTATTAAGAATTTCACGAGATGTCTTAGCCTTGTTAGCAAGAAGAGCAATGAGCTTATCTTCCTCAAAAAGAATGTACCAAACAATATATCCAACCACAGTGGTAGTTTTACCGACCTGACGACCAGCCTTCATTACTACGAAACGATTATCTTGAATGTCTCTGATAGTTTGTTCTTGGAATGGATA